GTGTATTTCCTTAACTGAACCTAATCCTCTTGATGATATACCAAGTTTAATACCTGATTTAAATAATTCTTTTAAGATGTTTCCTGCTGGTGTTCCCAATACTTCAACCGTTCCAACCAAATCATCACCTTTCCAAGCCATATCCAATACATTGTGAGATACATTGTTTAAATTAACAACAGATGAGTCTGGATGGTCAAGTTCACCAAGAGCTCTTCGTTCTTTAATCTGAACTTCTGCATATTTTTTAGCTTCTCTAACCAAAGTTTCTTTCGGATAAACTCTTCCGTTTTGGTTTTTTGCCTCAGCTCTTTGTAATACACCTTGAACAACCAATCTACCATTGTTTTCTTTGATAGATTCATTTATCTGTTGAGGAGTAACCTCAAAAGGTATATAATCTACTATGATTTGTTTTGACATCATTTAATCTCCTCGTTAAGTATTTGAACCTTTTATTACTACAAAGTTATACACTAATGCCGTAGTATCAGCATCACTCGCGTGATTATTACGAACTGCTACATCAAAACTTCCAGCCCCAACTGCATCAACATAAACTGATGTATCAGCATCACCTGAAACTTTTGATACGATTACCACATCATCTTCTTCTACTGTAGAATTAGTAACTGTATGTTTAGCTATTGTCACAGCGTTTAATGATGCATCATCACCAGTTATTTTACCAGTTAATTTATTTAATGTTACAGCAGTAGCACGACCAGAACTATTACCTTGTGTTACTGCACCACCATCACTTACTTTAACTGTACCAGTATCAAGAGTTATGGATTTTGCAAAAGTTGTAGTTAAATTTGTATTGAGAGTTATACCTGCAAATCCAGATTCATCTTTTATAATTGTAGCACCTGCATTGGTAAATGTAATTCTAGCATCTCCACCTGAATCTATTAAACTTTGTCCATCATTTAGAGAGATAGAACCTGTTGATATTAAATCTCCATCACCACCCGCATATGCACTACCAGAAGCTTCTGCTTTTTGAGTTGTTGAATCGTAATGATATTGTGTTGGTACACTTCTATCTGCTGTTGACATTAAACTCTCCTATTTCCAAGTGTTTCGTTTCAACCAAATGTCACGGTAGACATCGCCGATTACATCACGAATAATTTTTTTTATTAATTTTATATCATTGTTGTCAAGTTCTTCCTTAACAACAGAATAACCAGTACTTTTTGTTAATTTTTTCTTCTTTTTTTTCTCATCTTTTTTTGAACTAAAAGCAAAAGGTGTTGAATATCCATCAACATTACCTGTTGTGGTTACCTCTTCTAAATCCTCATCCTCATCCTTTAACTCCTTAATAAAGTTACGAATGTATTGTCTTAGCTTTTGTTCTTCCACTTTTTTTTAACTCCTTAAGAAGTTCTAAATATCTCATTGTTTGAATTACATACTCATCTTTAACTAAACTAGATTTATCTTTTATACCACAGAATTTATCTATTGTATTTAAAGCCTCATTCATTTTAATTTTTACAACTTTATCTTTTAAATTTTTCGAATGTAATTTTAAATCTTTTTTTAATTCTTTTACAATCTCTTTCAATGTATCCTTTAAAGAATTTGTATTTGATACATTATTAATATACTCTTTTAATAAATTTTTCTGAGCTGAACTTAATTTAGTATATTTTGAATTAAATTTCTCTAAAAGAGTTTTATAAGTAAGTATTCTTAAATCTTCATCATTTGGTAAATGATTAATTGTTTCTGATAATTTTATTGTTTTATTATCTGTAGTTATGTGTTCTACCAAATTAAAATGTGATTCTGTTTTTAATTCTGGTGATAAATTACTGTATTCAAATAATCTATATATAGAAGAATATACTTTATAATTATTTACTTTTGAAGATAAAAACTTTTGTAAATCATATACATCTTTAACTTCTTTTATTAAATTATATTTTTCTCTTTTTAATCTTGTGTTGTTTAATGACATCCTCGATTTAATAACCTCATTTAAAAAATAATCTGCTTTTGAATCACTAGAATATTTTCTATTCATAACTATATTATAAAGGGCAAGTTCTTTACCGAGTTCAGTTTTTTCACTAAAACGTTCCTTAATAATTCCAACAGCTTTACTGTTCTTATTATTTAAAATATCCGACGTTATTTGTCGTAACAAAAATTCATACAATAATCCCGTATTTCGAATTTTTGTATGTTTAGCTTTTATATTCAGCATACAATTATCTCCGAGTCTTTTATACCTTTATGTATTTTTTCATATATAAATATAAAGTTTTTATACTTTATTGTATATTTATTCTTCATCTATGATGATTTTTTCATTTAAAATACTATGGTTTTCTGTTTTCTTTCCAAATTTTTTCTTTAATGAATCCATTAATCCCTCTCTAGTCACAAGAGTACTTCCTTTTGATGTCGCCAATGGTGAACCACCTTTAAATTGTCTTTTACCATTTGTACCTTTTTCATAGGATGTAGCATTTTTCAAATCAGAAGCTTTATATTCATTTCCATATTCTTTTTTACCTGTACCACTTCTTCTATCACCACCCCAATTAGCATCTTCTTCCATTCCACTTTCTTCACCCTCCATTCCTAGAAGTTCTAAATCAGTAGCTGTACCTCTTGACTCACCTGTTTTAACTGGATCATTTCCTTCAGTTTCAATCTGTTCAAATCTAAACGCTTGTTTTCTATCTTCGATAATTCCATCAAATATTGTTTTCTTATCTTGATTGTTCAAGTCAAATATATTATCATAAATCCACTCACGAGACATTAATTTATTTTCCATCAAACTATTTGCAATTTCTGTTTGTTGTGTTAATAATTCTAATTTTTCTTGAGCATGTATCATAGATGGATTTGTTAATTCCAAATCAAAATTAATTAACTCAGCGTCGTCAAATCCTTGTGTGTATAAATGAACTATGGCAATTTTTTCTAATTCAGCACACAATATTTTTTGTAATCTTTCTATTGTTCTTGAGAATCTAACATCCTCTGCAGCCAATGTAGCTTTTGAACCAACACCCTCTTCATATCCAAGAAATGCTTTTGGTATTTTCAATGCCGCCATTAATTTGTTTCTTACATATTCAATATCTTCTATAGCTCCATCATTTGATAAACCTGGTAGTGATTCTACAGATGTACCACTATCTGAACCACGAACAGGTAGATAGTAATCTTCTGTCGTTGATTCTACATTGTATCTCAAATTATAATCACCTGTTTTTTGGTCTATAACAGGTATTTTTTTCATCTTATTAATGATTTGTTGCATGTAGTTATCTACTTCATTTGGTGGTATGTTTCCAATATCAACTTTAAATATTCTTTTTTCTGGAGCTCTCATGATTCTATGAATTAACATAGCGTCTTCCATAAGAGTCAATTGTTTAAATACTTTTCTACCACCTTCTAACATTGATTTTCCATATGGTAAAAAGTTAGAATCTGAAAGTAGTCTAAAGTGTGCTACTTCGTAATTTTCTAATACATGTTCTTTACTATTTTTACCATCTCCCACTACTTCAAATTGAACTAATTTTGGATTACTTGGATCATGTTCTTCTAATCTAAAAACATCATATGGTGATAATGGTGTAACATTAACAATACCATGTTTGTCAATTATATCAAGTTTTAAGAAAAAATCACCATATTTAGATAAATTTCTTATCCAAGACCAAAGATTAAATTCTAAATTCAAAATATCATAAAATAGATTGTGTAATATTTTAGCAACTTTTGGATTATCAGTTTTAATTTTTAAAATTTGATTTTCTACATTATTAACTGTAGATTCATCAGAATATATATCTAATGCCGAGGATATAATTGGATCAGAATCCATAGACTCATAATCACGAAATAGTTCTAATCTAGCTGTTTCATAAGCTGTTCTTTGATTTTTTCTTCCAGCCCAATCCATAGTTGAAGTAGTACCCATTAATTTTGAATATCTATCTATAAAATTATTTACTAAAGGTGTGTTTTGACTTAAATTTAAGTCTTTAACCCTCAATTGACCAGTAGGTGTTTTTCTAACTACGATATTAGATTGAAATAATTTTCCTAATCTCGTTAATATGTTTTCATTTTCTGCCATTTTTACCTCTTATTTAATTAACCAAGTTAAATCTTCTTTTTCACCATTTATATCCATTTCATATGGATTATTTTTTGGTTGTCCAGGTTTTCCCTTTTGAAAACCAGTTGCAACCTCTTTATTTCCATTTACATTTAGTAAAGAATCCATCATAGATCTTTGGTGAGTATCTTTTTCTGTTTTTAACCTTAATGCTGTATCTCTAATCCATAAAGCTATACAAAAAGACATAACCAAGTCATCATTATAACCATCCATTGCTTCTGCCTTTGAATTATTATAAATAAAAACAAATAATTCATCAATTAATCTAGCAGAGTGTAATTTTACTAATTTTTCTCGTGTATATTCTTCCATTTTAGCGATAGTTAGTGGTCTGGTTTTAACAGTTGTTGAAAATCCAGGTACCATTTGTCTATCTTGTGTTCTATATTTGTTTGTAGTCATCTGATGTTCAACATCTACTACTTGTAAGTCTTTCGACATATAAAATAAATTTTTGTAATTTCTATCTATGATAGTTTGAAGTGTAGCCCAACCAATATTGTTGTTTTCAACCACTAATAAAGCATCATTAAACTTTGTGGCTAATTCAATTAAGAAATTTCCGTAATCTGTCGTTCCCAATTGTCCTTTATATTCTGCTACTTGTTTTAAATCCTCAACTTCAAACACTTGACAAGCTGAAAAATCCGTTCCGTCACCACGAGCCACATCAGCAACAACCATATATTCTTTTGTATAATCAGGTTGTTCCCATATCCATAAATTTCTATCAATACCTGCTTTTTCAACAGGTTCTTTTATCATTGTTTCTTTATACCATTGTAAAATCTGTGGGTCTACAACTGATTGTCCAGAAGTGAGAAAATCTGCGTCACATTCTTGTGCTGCTTGAGATGGTCCTAAAATTTTATCTTGTTCTTTTCTCCAAGATTCATCTCTGTCTGGATGATTACTCCAATGAAGTTTTATTGTATTAAATTCATTTGAACCATCTTCAGCTCCAACCCATTGTTTATGAAACCAATTACCTACACCATTAGGTGTTGACAAAGCGATACAATCACCACCTGTTGCAAGTGTTTGTTGTGCAGCAGTCCATATTGAATCTATATTTTCAATAAATGCTGCTTCATCAACCACCAAAAGGGATAATGCTTCAGAACGACCAGCTTCAGATGTCGCAGCTACTGCTTTTATCTGTGAACCATTCCCAAGTCTTAATGATAATTTATTATCCTCATCAACTTTTGTTTTTAACCATTGAGGTAATCCACTATACATTACTCTTACTTTTGTAACGAGGTTTTTAGCTGTGTCTTTGTCTTTTGCAATAACAAGAACATTTTTATCAGCGTGAAATAACATTGTCCATAAAGAATATCCAGCAGATAGAGTGGATATACCTAATTGACGAGATTTTAAAATAATATTATATCGATTTTCTTTAAATTCTGTTAACATATTTTCTTGAAAATCATATAAGTCAAATTTTATTTTACCTTTTTTAGGATGCTGTATCGTGCAGTACTTTTTCATAAAATGTACAGGATTATCTGCACATTTTAAGTACTCTCTTTTTATTGCCTGTTTTAAATCTTTACCCATTAATCAATCTGTCCAGCCAAGTAAACAGCTCCTGATGTTATTATCATCCCACCAAAAAACCATAAGTATTTATTCTCATGCCATTTTGGTTTTACTAATTTAATCATTTCTTCTGACATTTCCAACTGTTTTTTATAATCATTTATTAATGATACATTCAAACTATCATTTTGTATATACATATATATCTGTGAGTTTAAATTTTCGTTAATTTTTAACTGATTATCTAAATCAAATTGTAATTGTTTAATATTATTTGTTATATTTTGAGTTTCTTCTTCTGATAAACAAGTTCCTTCACAAGGTTCTTGTGTAAAAGAAAAACTAATAAGTAATAATATTAATATTTTATTAACAAGGCACATTGTTTCCATATCCATCTTTACAAGAATTTGGTGAACCCGCATGGACTCCTCCACCAGTCATGTACATTCTAGGTATTCCACCTCTTCTCATACCATTGTGATAACCACCATGACAATATTCTCCTGGTGCACATCCATTTCGATGCATTCCACCATGTGCATACATCATGTTAGCACGTCTCACTCTTGAGTTTCTACGTCTACCACCCATTATATCTGGTATTCTTGGAGGTGGCATTCCTGGACCACCTGTGCCTGGTATACGATGTGGACCACCATGTCTATACGAACCATTAGCTCCATGATATGCACCTTCCATACAACTACCATCTGGCATCATATGCATTCCTGGTGGACATCCATTACCATTTCTCATAGTTCCACCATGCCCCATTGATCTTGGTCTTGGTCTTGGAAGACTAGAAGGATGTTGATGAGTTCCCATACTACCACTTGCCACATTTGGAATCCAATGTGAATGATAAGTGCCTGGACTGCCAGTCCAGGATACCATAGTTTGAAAATCACCATGTGTATGACCACCTGTTTGAAATTTTCTTCTTCTTCTCATATTATTTCTCCTAATTGATCCTCCATTTTTAAATTTACTTCCTGGCAATTGACCTTGTGAAAATCCAGGTTGACTATGATATGGAGATTGTGTTCTATTTAATTTTTCTAAAAAATCTACCCCTACTGCATTTACAGTTTTTGCATTTATTATAAATTCATTACCTTCAAGTTCAATCGGAGGTTGACCTGGAACATATGCAGGTATACCACCTTGTTCATGAGAAGGACCTATTAAATAACCACCAGCTTGTTTTTTTACTTTTCTACCTTTTCTCATCAGTTTCTCCATATCGTTAATAGAGTCAGTTACAAGTTCATTATCAGTATCACTTTTCCAAGTTATATTTCCATTATTAATAGATACAACTGTACCTGTTTGACCAAATCGGTCTCAAGTATTATTTATATCTCTAACGAAATCACCTACTGATAAATTCATTATTTTTTCTTCTTTGCAAAATCTTTTAGAAAATCAGAAGCTTCTTTTGCTCCCAAATTTTTCTTTTTATACTTTGTCTTTTTTATATCTTCAAGAGCTTTCTTTTTGCTTTCAAGAGACTTTTTAATTCCTCTTTGTTTCTTTTCCGTTTTCTTGATTGATTTTTTGGTTTCTTTGATTTTATCTTTTAATCCACCCAATCGTTCTTTTTTTCTACCAGCACTTTTACCACTCAAGAAAGCAAAAAGTATACCTCCACATAACACAAAAAATCCTATTACATATTTTTTGACTTTATTAAACATCTTACTTCTTTCCGAAAGGTAATTTATCCCATACAGGTTTAATTACACAATCAAAAATGATATCGTCTTTAGTTGTGGGAGTTAATTTTACTATTTTTTCTAAAGCGTAAAACGCTACTAAAATATATTCCCAATTTGCTAATACCCATTCCATTTGACTTCTCCTATTATGTGTTTTTCTTTATTGACATTTCAACATTTGCATTCGCCATAGCGTTTGCTACTGACATATCATAAACTTTTTTCTGATTAAGTTTATGTTGTTCATCAATCCATTCTTCTAATTCTTTTCTACCAGCAATCCACCTTTGTAAATCTTGTAATCTAGTCCAAAATTCCCATTTATTACCTTTTTCACCAATAGACATACCTTTTAGTTTAGCTTCAAAGTCTATTTGGCAATAATAACATCTTTCAAATTTTTTCCAAACTTCGTTGTGTATTTTTACATCATTGTTAACACTACAATTTGCACCACAATCTTTACAAACTTTTGAAAATATACCAACTGATGGTGTTTTGTTTACACTAGCTATATATCCATCTTTCTGTTCCCACTCTTTACCATCAGAGTCAAACCACCTATCTCCAATTTCTCTTTTTTCGTTATTTTTAGAATAACCAACCTGTATCTTCCTCTTATAATTACCATCCAACATATCTTGGACTCTTTGAAGATTTTTACCCATAAATACCTCTTATTTTAATAAATTTATTCATATATAAATAGTTTAAAATGAAATTAAACCAGTAATTTGATTTACTGGAGCAAATGCTCCTGTAAATTTATATGTTTTTCCTTGATATTTAAATACAATCCCCTCACTTGGAACTATTGCACTCACTCCACCAATTGCCTCAAATTTTTCTAATTGTGATTTTAATTTATTTAATTTTTTTAAATCGCCACCTTTTCTAACATCTGTTATTGCAGCACTTAATTTATTTCTAATTCCCTGAACTGCTTTATCTGGATTTGCTGCCATAAATCCTTGAACATTTTTTAATATCTCAGCTCCCACTTCAAAGAATAATATCTCAAATGGTTTCATATTGTCTTTTACCCATTTAGCGTGATCTTTTTTGTCAAAATCTAATACCCATTTTAAAATATGTTCTTCTTTTATATCTTTTTTAATATCTTTAACTGCATATGATTTATCAAAGAATGCCCATCGTTTAGTTAATCCTTTTAATACTTTTGGAGGAACTTTATAATTTTTTCCATATACACCATTTATTATAAATCTTTCCCAATATGATTGATGATATAAAGCCAATGTATCATTATCCTTTAACCCAAATTCGTTTTGTAATTTTTGTAATCTTCCTAAAAACTTACTTTTCATCTTACCAAAGTCTTGATGTTTTGGAACAGTTAAAAATACAGGTTTTCCAATTGAATATTTTTTTCCAATATGTTGATTAACTTGTTTAATCATTCCAGCTAAAATTCTAGCACTACCTGGAACTTCACCAATTACTTTTGCATTTTTATCATATTTTAATGCTCCATGAAATACTAATTCTGCTTTATCGTAATCAATTACATTTGCTGATTTTGGCCACATTACTTCGAGATTCATAAAATTATATCCATTGTTGAATATTTTTGTTCTTTGTTTTTCTGATAGGGATTTTATGGATTTTTCTAAATCTTTCATTGCAAAATTAAATGCATCTGCTATATCACCTCTACCAGCAAACTTACTAGCAATACCTTTTGTAGTTAATGCTGTCTTACCACCATTCTTTATATGTCCTTTATTTCTAGCTGCTATAAGTTTTCCGTCTTTCCAACTTACCATTATGTTTTGACCATCTAACTTTTCTGTAACATTGTCTTCTCTACTTAATTGTCCACCTAATCCCAATTCAATAATTTTTTTCAAATCACCAAAAGTTAAATCTTTGTCGTCAAATGGATGTGCCATATGTCCGTATGCACCACCTTCTAATAATAAATTTTCTGCCCACCATTCTTTTGTAAATACTTCGTTTTGTTTAGTTAAACTTCTTTTTTCAAATTTACCACTTGATTTTAATATTGCATCTGATACACCATATTCTAAATCTAATATTTTATATCCAACTATCGTAGCAACTTTGTTAATATGTTTTTTATATGCACCCCACATTTCACCACCAGCTAAATCAACTTGATTATTTGGTGATTTACCAGCACCATCACCTGCAGGACCATATGAAACAGCAGGAATAGGACCATCTGGATATACTGGATAATCTTTCCACCTTTTCTTTTCAGCTCCTAATAAAACATAATTCAAAACTTCCCAACCAAGTCTATTTGCCT